GGTAAAGTTTCAGATTTAAGACAAAGAGTATTTAATCAAATTTTTTCAAAATAATAATCAATAATTAATTTTTAACAATGGCAACAACAGTAAACATTACATCAACTTATGCTGGAGAATTTAGTCAGAAGTACATTTCTGCAGCATTATTATCGTCATCAACTATTGCTGACGGAGGAGTTGAAGTTATGCCAAACGTAAAATTTAAAGAGGTAATTCAACGTGTTGAAACTGGTTCTTTAATTGCGGATGGTTCATGTGACTTCGACGCTAGTTCTTCGGTAACTTTAAGCGAAGTAATTTTGCAACCAGAAGAATTTCAGGTAAACTTACAATTATGTAAATCAGACTTTATTAACACGTGGGATGCTATCCAGATGGGATATAGCGCATTTGACCAACTTCCTACATCTTTTGCAGACTATTTAATTGCTCACGTAGCAGCTAAAGTAGCATCTCAAAACGAAACTAACATATGGCAAGGTACTACAGGTACAGCTGGTGAATATGACGGTTTAGAAGCATTGGCATTAGCAAATGCAGATGTGGTAGACGTAACAGGAACAACTTTAACTTCAAGTAACATTTTAACTGAAATGCAAAAGGTTGTAGATGCTATCCCTAATGCTTTATATGGTAAAGAAGATTTAAAACTTTATATTAGCCCTAAAGCAGCTAAATTATATGTACAAGTTCTTGGCGGTTTTGCAGCTACTATTGGTGCAAACGGTGTAGATAACAAAGGAACAATGTGGTATAACAATGGTTCTTTAAGCTATAACGGAGTTCCAATTTTTGTAGCAAGAGGATTAACTGCAGATCATATGTTTGCAGCAGAATCTAGCAACTTTTTCTTCGGCACTGGTCTGATGAATGACTGGAACGAGGTACGTGTAATTGACATGGCTGACATTGACGGATCTAAAAATGTTAGAATCGTTATGAGGTTTACAGCTGGTTGTGCAATTGGCGTTGGAGCTGACGTAGTATATTATTCATAAATATTAACCTATATATGGGGGATTAATTTCCCCCTTATATCAAAAAACTTTAAATTATGTCTTGTGATATTTCTTTAGGTAGATTAGAACCATGTAAAGATTCCGTTGGAGGGATTAGAGCAATTTATTTTATAAACTACACTAGTGGTTTATTAGATACTGCTACTTTTGACTCAGACGAAATTATTACAGGTTTTGCTTCTGCTTTAACTTTGTACAAATATGATTTAAAAGGTGCTAATTCGTTTGATGAAACAAATGAAAACTCTAGAGAAAATGGAACTAGCTTTTTTACACAAACAGGAACAATTGTTCTTAAAAAGCAAGATGCAACTACTAGAAAGCAAATGAAACTACTTAGTTGGGGTAGACCCCAAGTTGTGGTTGAATTTTATAACTACGGTGCTAGCGACGAAACTAGATACGTTTTAGCGGGAATAGAAAACGGTTCTGAGGTAGCTCCTTCTACGGCTTCAGGAGCTGCAATGGGAGATTTAAATGGGTATAACATTACCTTTACTGGAACTGAAAAAGAACCAGCTTTTTTTATTGACCCTACAATTATTAACGATACAACAAACACAACTGTTGTTAGCGGTACGTAATAACTTTTTAATTTCATATTATAAAGCCACTTTTTTTAAGGTGGCTTTTTTTTTACATAACATTTAACAATAAATGTATTTTTATGTTTTATAAAAAACAACAATGATAATATTAACAACTAGCAGTTCAGCGCAAGAAATTAAATTTATTCCACGTGAATACGCAGCTACTAGTATTGTAATACACAACGAAGACACCAATACAAGCACAACTTATACTGGTTTAACATTTACAACTGAAGCATACTATTTAAAAACAGATGTTACATTTAACCCAGTGCTTAAAGAGGGTACTTTTTATAACATAAGTGTATTAAACAACAGTGATGTTATTTATAAAGATAACATATTCTGTACAGACCAAAACATTGCGGTTTACAGTATAAACAACAATGAATATACTGAGCATGAAACCACAAACGAATACATTGTATTATGACAAATGATTTATTCATAACAAATTTAGCAGCTTACACTGCGCCTAAAATAGTTGAACTTAAAAACAAAGAATGGGTTTATTACGGTGATGATAACCAATACTTTAATTACCTAATAGAACTTTATTTAAATTCAACAACAAATCATAGTATTATAAACGGTGTTGCTAACCAAATTTATGGGCGTGGCATTGCAGCATTAGATGCAGATAAAAAGCCAGAGCAATACGCACAAATGATGACTATATTTAAAAAAGAATGTTTGCGTAAATACATAAAAGATTTTAAAATATTTGGCATGGCTGCTTTACAAATAACATACCAAAATGGTAAAGTTGTAAGTGCAACGCATTTTCCAATGGAAACGTTAAGAGCAGAAAAATGTAACGAAGAAGGAGAAATAGAAGCCTGGTATTACAGTAACGATTGGTCAACTATAAAACCATCAGACAAACCTTTACGCATACCGGCATTTGGTTTTGGCAATAAAACTGAAAATGAAATGTACGTATTACGCCCTTACGTGCCTGGGCATTATTATTATTCACCCTGTGATTACACTGGAGGTTTACCCTATGCAAAGTTAGAAGATGAAATAGGTGACTACCTAATTAACGATACAATAAATAACTTTAGCGGAACTAAGGTTGTAAACTTTAACAATGGTGTTCCTGAGCCTGATAAAATGCAACAAATAAAAAGCGATGTAATGAACAAACTTACAGGTAGTCGTGGTGAAAAAGTAATTGTAGCATTTAACAATAATTCAGAAAGCAAAACAACCGTTGATGATATACCATTAAACGATGCACCAGCGCATTACCAATATTTAAGTGATGAATGTTTTAAAAAACTAATAGTAGCGCATAGAGTTACCTCGCCCATGTTATTAGGTATTAGAGAGGGCAATAATGGTTTAGGCAACAACGCTGATGAAATAGAAACTGCTACATTGCTAATGGATAACATTGTAATTAAAAGTTACCAAGACCAGATAACTGATTCTATGGACGAAATACTTACAGTTAATGAAATAGCATTAGATTTATATTTTAAAACCTTAAAACCACTTGCATTTAACGACATAGACGAGTTACAAGGTGTTGATGAGGAAGTAGCTGAAGAAGAAACTGGTGTTGAACTAAGCGACCAACGCCCAAAACTAAGCGATGAACAAGCTGACGCTATATTTACAGCACTACAAGGTGAGGAAATAGATGATGAATGGGAACTAGTTGATGAACGCGAAGTAGATGATGAAAACCTTAGCATACAAGAATGGGCTAATGCAAGCATAGTAGACATACCAGAAACAACTTTAAGTAAAATTAAAAAGGTTTTATTTAACAACCCAAGCCCAATAGCTTATAGCGAGGGTAAATGGTCTGACTTAGATAGCAAAAATTACAAAATACGTTACCAGTATTTTAAAAAGTCAAACGCTGGAACAATACAAAAAGATAAAAGCAGTTACAAATCTAGGCCATTTTGTGATAACATGATGCAGCTTGCAAGCAAAGGTATTGTTTATAGAATAGAAGATATTGATAAAGCAAGTAGAGATGGCATAAATGGTGGTTTTGCAAAAGAGGACTCAACAACCTATGACTTATTTAAATACAAAGGCGGTTGTTACTGCAGACATGCTTGGAAAGAAGTTCTTTATAGAAGAAAAAAAGGAGCAGAGGTTTCACCTGATTTGGCTAATTACCGCAGAACTGGTGAAATACCAAAAACATATAAACGTAACCCCTGGGGTAGTAAACAAGCTAAACAAGCGACATTTGATTTACCAAACCATGGAAGTTTAAAATATAAATACTAATGGCAACAGCATTATTTGTAACAACAAAAGATATTAAACGCTACTCGGTGTTAAGTGGTAATGTAGACCCTGATAAATTTATTTACATGGTAGAGATTGCTATGGACACACAAATACAAAATTATACAGGTACTAAGTTATACGAAAAAATACAAAACCTTATAGTTGCCGGGACAATTAACGATCCGGCCAATGCTGATTATAAAACGCTTTTAGAAACCTATTTAAAGCCTATGACTATTTACTGGGCTTTAACTACATATATGCCATTTGCTGCATATACAGTGGCTAATGGCGGAGTATATAAGCATACTAGTGAAAGTGCTGTAACTGTAGAAAAAAATGAAGTAGATTATTTACAAGAAAAATATAGAGATATTGCACAATATTACACTAATAATTTTATAAATTTTATGGTGTATAATCAGTCAACTTATCCTGAATATAATCAGAATACAGAAGACGATACATACCCAAGTAGTAACGCAGATTTTGGTGGATGGGTATTATAAAATACAAAACAAAACAAGAAAATATTGTTAAGTTACAACAATTTTTAAATGAAAAATATGTGGATACAAACAAACACGTTAAACCTAAAAATAAAATATGAGTATTGTAGCTAATACAGGCAACTGGGGAAAAATATATAGTTATAGTTGGTGGGGTTCTACTACTAATGATGTTAACTTTGGTGATGATTACTATGTAAGTTATTTGCTTAGTGATTTAGAACGTAGAGTACAAATTTACGAAAACAACACCATGTCAATACAATTGTTAAACAACTTAAAACAATGTTATGAGTAACCTATTACGTAAAGCATCAATAATAACCACACCTACAGCTTATGCTGAGGACTACTTATATTCTATAAAACCTGCAATACCTTTTGGAGAGGAACTTGTAGTAAATGGTAATTTTGCTACTGATTGAGATTGGACAAAAACAAGTGGTGCAGTTATATCAAATGGGGTGGCAACTATAACAGTAACAAGTGGTTATTTTCAATCAATAGCACAAAGCATATCTTTATCTAATACAAAAAAATATAGAATAACTGCTGTTGTAAATGGTACTTCAGGCAAAGCAGTAACCTTTGTAGATAATTCAGCAAATAATGGTGGACTTACTACATCTAATGGTGTTATAACTTTTAACGGACAAGACCAAAATGTAGATATAACTTGGACTGCTAATACTAATTCAGCCGAAATAGAAATAATTAGAAATGGTAGTGGAGATTTTAGCTTTACTGTTGATAGCGTAAGCGTAAAAGAACTAACAGATGCCGACTTTGACTTTACACGAAACTCAACAGGAACAAGAGTAAACGAAGATTATCTTATAGAAGATGTGCCTTATAATATATGTAGAAACACAGAGGTATTTAATAATTGGACAAAAATTGGAACACCAACTATTGAAGATAATAATATTATAGCTCCTAACGGAACTTTAACAGGTGCTAAAGTAACAAGAGGAAGTAATTCA